CCCCTCAGGGGTGCCACCATGCGCGACATTCTCGGCTGCGTGAAGATCATGAGCGATCGCCTCGCGGGCTGGGGTGGCGTGGGTGCCATGGCAGCCGGGGCGGGCCGGGGCGAGGGTGAGCTTGAGAGCATCCTCGCGGCCGCTGAAGCCCGGCGCCGTCAGGAGGCCATCGAAGAAGCTCTGCGCAGCGGCTCCATGGAAGGGCTCAAAGCCTTCGTGAAGGTATGACGCCGGAGTGAACATCCGCGCGACCATCCGGGAACTCCTGCGGCCCGAAGCCAAGCGCGAATACTGGGACCGCATCGGCTACACGCCCCATGCGGGCCAGATCGCCTTCCACGACTCCACGGCGCGGTTCAAGACCAACACATGTGGAAGAAGGTACGGGAAAACCGTGAGTGGGGTCCGCGACATCGGATCCCTGGTCTACATCCCCGATCTCTACATCTGGGTGGTGGGGCCGACACAGGGGCTCGCGGTCAAGGAGTTTCGCCTCTTCCAGCACGATCTACGCATCCAGCAACGCAAGGGCCACCTGAAGCTGGAGAAGGACGTTCTGGACGTCATCGGCGGCCGCTACCTGCTCAAGGTCCGCAACGGGGCCACCATCGAGGTCCGCTCCCAGGAGAAGGAAGACCAGATGGTCGGCGAGGGCGTGGGCGCCGTCATCATGGCGGAAGCCGCGCGCCTCAAGCCCCACATCTGGACGGAACTTATCCGACCGACACTTGGTGACTTCCACGGGGTGGCGGTCTTCTCCACCACGCCTCGAGGCCGCAACTGGTACTACGACCTGGTGGAGAAGGCCAAGGAATCGTCTCAGTGGGCCACCTTCCAGAACCCCTCATGGACAAACCCGGTGATCTACCCCGGCGGCCGCAACGACCCGGAGATCATGGAGCTGGAGGAATCTCTCCCCAAGGTGGAGTTCGCCCAGGAGATCGCCGCGGACTTCACTACGCACGCCGGGCTGGTCTATGAGGAGTTCGACCCCGACGTTCACGTGCAGCGCTTCGAGGTGCTCCCGGACGTGCCCTTCACGGGCTGGGTGGACCTCGGTTTTTCTGATCCGTTTGTCTGCCTCTTGGTCCAAGTGACTCAGGAGGGCCAAGCCTTTATCCACGACGAATACTACTTCCAGCGCATGACGCCTGCGGAGCACGCGGCCCGCCTGGAGGAGTGGTTCGATCGTCCCGGCTCGGCCCATGCCAAACCCGAAGTGCTCTACTGCGACCCGCGTTCCCCGGACGGTATCAAGGACTTGAAGATCTTCGGCTGGGAGGCCAAGGCCGCGCCCTCGCTCGATCACCGCACTCAGTCCGACAACCCGGTCATCGTGGGCATCAAGGTCGTGAAGCGGCTGCTCAAAGTGCAGAAACTTCTGGGTGCCCCCGCCATCCTCGTGCATCCGCGCTGCAAGATGACCATCAAGGAGTTCGGCACCTACGAATGGGTGAACAACCAGCCGGACCCCAAGAACAACACGCATTGCCCAGACGCGATCCGCTACGGAGTTTTGTCTCAAATCGCCCGCAACCGCCCCGGCATCGACATCGACGATGAGGAAGAAGAACCCGACGAGGAAGCCGTCCTCGGCAAGGACGACGACCTCGACGAAGACTACGACTCCGACGAACCCTATGCGATGCAACGTCTGCGCGAACGCGCAAGGAGGTAGCCATGGTCGCGCTCGCCGCCCTCATCGGCCTCTGTGGCTTGGCTCTCTGCTTCTTGGCGGGGCCGCTCTACTTCGGCGAGGTCCGCAAGGTCATCCGAGGCCCCGAATACGTGCCCGTGAAGGTGCTGGGAGCGGCTGTGCTCTTCGCCTTGGGCTTGACGCTACTGGGGGTGACAGCATGGCTTTCCTCGACCTTGTAGGTCTACTCACGACCCCCGTGGCGGTCGTGGGGCGCGGGGAACGTGGGCCTGACCGCAACCGCTATGAACCGGGGCTCGACTCGGGGCAACCGTTCCAACCGATGCCCTCTGCGGCCATGCCTTCCTCCACGACCTTCCAGGAGGCCGCTGAGAACCTTTTTACGGCCTCCTACGTGACCTATGCGTGTGTGCGTGCCTACTCCGACGCGCTGGCGTCCATGCCCCTCAAGGTCTATGAGCGCGATGGGCTGGACCGTGAAGAGGTCACCGAAGGAGACGTGATCGACCTCTTCGACCAGCCCAGTCCCCAGCAGGATGGCTTCGAGTTCATCGACGCGCTGGTGCATAGCCTCCTCATCGGTGGGGAGGGTCCGGTCGAACTGGTCAAGAACATCCTGGAGACCCGCATCGTGCAGATGCTGCTCATGCGGCCCGACCGCTTCGGACCCATCGTCAACCAGCGCGACGGCCTCGTCGGCTATCAGTACGTGGTCGGTACCAGCGGCACCGGCTACGATCCCGACGAGATCCTCTTCTACAAGTTGACCAACCCCACCAATGAATGGCGGGGCTTGTCGCCCATCACGGCGGCCCGCCTCTCGATCGAGACGGAACTTGCCGCCGCCCGCTACAACCGCAGCTTCCTCGCGAACGGCTCGCTCCCCGGCGGCGTCCTCGAAACTGACCAGGATCTGCTCAAGCGCGAGCGCAGGGAGATCTCGGGCGAGTGGGAAGCCGTCCACCGTGGGGTCAACCGTGCCGGTCGGGTGGCCGTGCTGGACAAGGGTCTGAAGTTCAACGGCGCCTCGCTCTCCCAGAAGGATGCCCAGTGGCTGGAGGGCAAACAGGACGCCCGCGCCTCTGTCTGTGCGGCATACCGCATCTCCCCGGTCGTCCTGGGCATAGAGGGGAGCAGTAACCGCTCCGAGGCCGAGGCGGCGTGGCAGGCGTGGTACAAGGGGCCGGTACGGGCTCTGGCGCGTCGTATCGAGTTCAAACTGACGCACGTGGCCCAGACCTTCAACAAGAAATACTTCGCCGCCTTCTTCATGGACGAGATGCTGCGGCCGAACTTCGCGCTCCGCGCCGAGGCCGGGTCCAAGGCGTGGTGGATCACTCCCGACGAGAAGAGACAGTGGGAGAATCTGCCCAAGCTGCCCACGGAGCAGCAGGGCGACAAGATCTGGGTGCCGGTCAATATGTCGGCCGGTGGCACCCCGGTGAACGAGGTGGCCCCGCCAACAGGTCCAGTTCCACCGCAACTCGCTCCCTACGCCGGGAAGCCCCCTCAGGGCCTGCTAGAGCCCCCGAAACCCGATGGGAATGGAAAGGTACCCCCGCAGCCGCCCGCGGCCCCAGAAGGCCAAAAGACGGCGGTGGTGCGCCCTTTTGGTCGCTGAAGTCTGATCCCTCCGGTGACGCCGACGCCGAACGCGAGCAACTCGCCGTCCTTCTCGCCTCGCTGCTCATGTGGCAGGCATACAGTGTCATGCAGTCGCTTGTCATGCTCGAGGCGACCTGGGAGGCCGACCTTCTGATCGACGCCGACGCGCTGGCCGCCGCCGCCTTCAACATGGAGGTGGAGATGGCCGCGCTGCAGCGGACCATCCGCCCCTTCCTCAACACCACGGCCGGCCGCGCCATCACGAGCATGACCCGCGACTACGGCATCGGTGCGGACGTGACCATCGACACCGACTTCATCCGCGAACTCCTCCAGGCTCAGGAGAGCCGTTTTGCCGCCGACGTGAGCGCCACCAGCGTGCGCGGCATCCGCGACCAGATAGCTGAAGGCATCGCCCGCGGCGAAGGTCACTACCAACTGCGCGAACGGGTCCTGGCGTACTACGAACGGCAATCGGAGTGGCGGGCCGGGATCGCGGCGCAATACGAGTCCGGGACCGCCTTTGAGGCCGTGCGCGAGGCGCTGGCGATGCGGCAGGGCATGACGCACAAGGCTTGGAACGACATGATGGATAACAGGGTGGAGGCGCGCTGTCGTGCCAACTCCAATGTGGGCAGCATCCCTATTGACCAGCCCTTCCCAAGCGGGCACATGCGGCCGCTTTGCCACGTCGCGTGCCGCTGCTGGTGTACCTACTCCGCCGAGTGACGGCGAGAACAAAGGAGGCAGATCATGCTCATCGAGGTCAAGACCTCGCCGCCACAGGAGTTCAAGGTGGACGTGGATGCAGGCACGTTCGAGGGCTACGCGGCGGCCTACGGCAACATCGACGAGGGCAACGACCGCATCTTGGCCGGGGCCGGCGCCCATATCGGACTGGCCAACCCCACGCTGCCCATCTACTTCAGCCACGGGTGGCTGCAGAACGAACGCCCCATCGGCAAGTCCTTGTACTTTGAGGACCGGCCGCAGGGCCTCTTCACCAAGGGCAAGATGTTCGACACTCCCGCCGGGTCCGAAGTGCTCATCGGCATGCGCGAGGGTGTCATCGGCGCCATGTCCATCGGCTACACGGTGCCCGCCGACGGCAAGCGATTCGTGAAGGAGGAGGGCCGCACGGTCAGGGAGATCTCCAAGTTCAACCTGAACGAGTATTCCATCTGCGCTACCGGCTTCGCCATGAACGACCGGGCACTCATCACTACCGTCAAGGGCGGCCGGCTCATGGTGGCTGAGGCGTTCGCCAAGACCACGCGCATCGACGGGGCGGTCACCGCCGGCGCGTTGGACACTGCCCTTCAGGAGGCTCTGCGCGAGGTCTACCCCGGTGCCGATTACGTGTGGGTCCGGGACCACTCGGCCTCTGCCGTGCTCTACCTTGTGGAGAACTACGACACCGAGCAAAGCACCCTCTACCAGCAGGGCTACACTGCCGATGCCGACGGGTCCGTCACCCTTCTGGGTGATGCCACCGAGGTGGAGGAGCAGACCACCTACACCCCCGTCACCGGCAAGGCGACCGGCAAGACCGACCTCACCGACGCCCTGATCCCCTCCAAGGACTACCGCGAACTCCGCGGCTTCGTGGAGAAGGCCGACCCCATCGCGCTCCTCTTGGACGAGGCCACCTACCTCAACGAACTGACCAAGAGCCTCAAGGCCGAGGGCCGCGAGGATGAGGTGCGGCAGGCGCTCCAGGAACTCGACTCGGCGGCGCTCTTGCTCAAAGGCATCTGCGCCGTGAACGACATCGAGATCGAAGCGGACAACGACATCCTCGCGCTTATCCGCGCGACCACGCAGAACATCCACGCGGCCAGCCAAGCGCTGTCCACGTAGACATACGATCCGGACGAAAGCTCCCCAACCAAACCCGCCACGAGCGGGTTTTTTGTTACCCAGGAGGTGACATAGCTCATGTTGCAAGAAGAACTGAAAGACGCGATGGCCGAACTCGCGGGAGGCGTTGCGACGCTGACCACGGCGGTCCAGGAAGCCAAGGCCCAGTTCAAGGAAGGCGCCCCCGGCGATGTGCAGGAGAAGCTACTGCGGATCGCCGATGACGTGGCCAAGGTATCCGACGCGGTCCGTCGCATCGACGAAGCCCCGATGCTGAAGCGCGCTTTCGACGTGGAAGGTTCCGTCGAGACGAAGAAGATGGCGTTCGAGCGCAAGCTCCAACTGCCGTCCCTGGTGACCAAGGACGAGAACCTGAAGCGTCTGTTCGAACTCCAGGATGTCCTCGAGATCATGCGGTTCGTGAAACGCATGGACGCTCGCTTCGACATCCGCGCCACCAAGAGCTACGCCGAGATCCAGCAGATACTGGCGGCCGAAGGTGTGAAGGCGTCCTACGTTGGCGGGTCCGGCACCGGTTCCGAGTGGATTCCCACCGGCTACAGCCCGGACCTCATCATGAAGTTCGAGCTTGAGCGCCAGGTCGCGGCTCTCTTCACCATCGTGACCATGCCCAACGATCCGTTCAAGATCCCGGCGCAGAAAACTCGGGCCCGCGCGTACCTGAAGGGCCGTCTGTCCAACCCGACTCAGTCGGAGTCCACGACTGACGACATCACGCTGTCCTGCCATACCATCGCGGCCTACAGCACGGTGGCCTACGAGGTGGAGGAAGACGCCATCATCGCCATGCTGCCGTTCATCCGCCAGGACCTGGCCCAGGCGCTGGCCGACGGCGAGGAAGACGCCCTCATCAACGGCGACGACAACGGCACCCACATGGACTCGGACATCACCGGCCCCTCGGCCGCTGCCGACGTCCGCAGTGCCTGGGACGGTCTGCGCAAGATCGCCCGGGACGGGTCGGACACCTACGACATGGGTACCCCGACCACCGAAGGTCTGCGCTACCTGCGCAGCATGATGGGCAAGTACGCCGTCTCCGTGCGGCGCCTCGCCTATCTCGTGTCCCCGGTCGGACTGATCCACATGCTGGGCCTCGACGAGGTCATCACCATGGAGAAATACGGCCCGAACGCGACCGTGGTCACCGGGGAATTGGGCCGGTTCGACGGTACTCCCGTCATCCCCACCGGCTACCTGCGTGAAGACATGAACGCGAGCGGCGTGTACGACAACTCCACCAAGACCAAGACCGGCATCGTCCTGCTCAACACCAACGGCTTCGTGCTCGGTCGCAAGCGCTCTCCCATGATCGAGTCCTTCCGCGACATCGTCGCCGGTTCGGACGAGGTCGTGGCGAGCATGCGCGAGGACTTCCAGTCCCGCTACCCGTCCACGGAACCCGTCGTGGTCTACGCCTACGACGTGCCGAACACCATCACCGTCGGCTCGTAAGGCACGGGAGAGGAGAACCTCATGCTCATCACGATTCGAGACACCTATCGGGGCTACGTGCTCAACAGAGTGCTGGAGCCGGGTGAGCATGAGGTGCCCGACTCCATTGGCGAGTACCTGATCGAGAACTTCCAGGGCCCGCCCTTCTTCGTCCGCCGGGTGGAGAAGTCCCCACCCATCGAGACGAAGCCCGCCATGAATCTGGAAACGAAACCGCGTCTCCCTGAACAGACGAAGGCGGACCCGGTGCTCAAGCCCCGGCCCATCCCCAGACCGAAGGTGAAACCGTGAGCGACATCGTGACGCTGGCCGAGGTGACAGACTTCCTCGGTGGAGCGGGCACGACGCGACCGACACACCTTCAGCGCTGGATCACCGGCCTGTCCGCGTTCGTCCGCAGATACATCGACGCCCCCTTGGAGACGGAGAGCTTCACCGCGAGTCTGGACGGTTCGGGCGAGGCCACCTTGCGCCTGCCCTACTGTCCGGTGATCTCGGTCGAATCTCTGACCGTCGACGGGAACGACGTGGACCTCGACAACGTGCTCGTCTACGACCACGGCGAACTCTACTGCGCGAGCGGGTTCCCCGCCGGGCGGCAGAACGTCGTCGTGGAGTTCCACGCCGGCAACGGCGATGACGTGCCTGAAGACATGAAGCTCGCCTGTCTGCTCATCCTGGAGCAGGCCGCGCAGACCAGTCTCCTCCAACAGGCCACCCGCGGGGAGTACGCCTACGTGTTCGCCCCTACCAAGTGGCCCAAGGACGCTCGAGAAATCATCGAGTCGTACCGGAGGAAGCTATGAGCGTGAGGTATGTCCGCATCACCAGCCCTGCGGCAGTGCGGATCAAACTGCGCGCCGCGGTGATCCCGGTACTCAGGAACGGGGCCTATCGTGTCGAGGCCGACTGGAGGAATGCCATCCCTCACGACTGGCCCGGGGTGGACGGACATGTGACCGGCAACTCTGGCCGGTCCATCACCACCCACTTCCCCACCCAACTCGAGGCGACCGTCGGGACGACCCATCTCCCGGCCAAGGTTCTGGAGACGGGCGCGCGAGCGCATGTCATCAGAGCCAAGAAGTGGCGCCACGGGTGGATCAGACGCAACACGTCCGCGCTCGTCGCATGGCCCGCATCGCGCGGCGGTGCCGGTCCTCCCGGCAAGTGGCGCGTCCGCAGAGAGGCGCACCACCCCGGGGTCAAGTCCCGTAGCTACGGCTACTATGCCCTCCTGCATGTGCGCGGCTTTCTCGACAGGCAGTTCGCCGCAGCCATAGCGAGCTTGTGATGAAGGGCGAGACGCACAGGCACATACTCGAGTACTTGGCAGAGGTGCTGATGGCCGACATGCCGGCCAAACTGGCCGTCGTCCGCGCCGCGCACCGCGACGAGACGCTCCCCGACATCAAAGCCGTCTACATCAACGAAGAGGATGCCAACAAGATCGTCCTCACGCCCTGTGTGGTGATCTTCTCCGGTGGCCCGGTCGTACTTGAAGCCATGACTGAAGCATACCTCTGGGAATACCCGGTGGACATCTGCGCCTTCGACGTGCCGACGCCCGCCGGTCTGCCCGCACTCCACAATCGCCTGTATGCCTACCAAGGCGCACTGACCGATATCCTGTTGACCACCTATGGCTACGCAGCCGGTTACTGGGATGAGATCAGGCCCCTGGAGCCGGTAGACCCCCAGATGCTCTATGAACGCTTCGGCGACATAGGCCGCGCGGAGGGCTATCGGTTCGGGATCCAGGTGCCCCTCAGTTACCCGTGACGAGGAGGTGATCCTGCAATGGCAGTCGTGCCTGAGTTGCGTACCTTCACCCTCAAGGATCCCGAGGGTATGGAGGTCAACGAACTGACCTCCACGGTAGGTGGCCGACGCAAGACGTTCCGGTTCCCCTATGCCACAAACGACCAGCAGGAGATCGCGTTCCTGCTGTTGAGAGGCGCGCAAGCGCGGCGGGTTGTGGCCCGCCTCGAGCGCGTTCCCATGCAGCCAAGCAACGATATGCCTCTGGAAGGAGGTGGACAGTGAAGTTCAACAGTGCCTATTTCATGTTCGCGTTCCAGGAAGAGAAGGACGTGCCGGCGCCGACACCGCACTACGCGCTCCGACTCCTCTCTGGGACCAGCATCGGCCCCGACCGAGCCATCCAGACTGTGCGTACCGCCGAGGGCGAGCGCGCCGCCGATGGTATCAGCGTCATCGGGGAGATGGGTTCCGGCGGGACCATCAACTTCGTGGCCCAACCCAAGAACCTCGCGGCCGTCCTGTACGGTGCCTTGGGCGCCCTCGAGTCCTCTGGTGTCGCCAACCCGTTCACCCACGCGGTCACGCCTGACCAAGCAGGGAAACCGCTCTGGATCACCGGGTGGCTGAAGATCGACACCATCAACATGGTCATCCCCAACCTGATGATCAACACCCTGAAGCTGACCACGTCCAGCGACAAGCGTCTGTTCACGGGTGAGATGGTGTTGATGGGCGCCGGGGCCGTGCAGAACAAGACCTCGCCGCCGGCCATCCCGGCGACCAAGGAAGCCGTGGCCGAGATCTTCTCCTGGGACATGGCGAAAGGGACGTGGGAGCTTGATGACGCCACCGTCGGCTACATCAAGGCCTACGAACTGAACATCAACAACAACCTCACCGGGATCCCCGGCGAGGACTACTTCTTCTACGACATCCAGGAAGGGCCGCTCGACCTGGACTACAAGGCCACCATCACCATCATCGAGGCGGCGCAGTACAACCTCCTGGTGTGGGGTACGGCGACACCCGCCAACGATGCGGAACCCGAGGCGGCCATCTCGATGGGTTCCTTCGCTGCCAAGTTCACCCAGGAGGACAGCCCCGAGTGCTCGGTCGCTATCGATGTGGTGGAGAGCCAGTACCGGAACGCCCTGCCCAAGCTCAATGTCGACCCCGACGGCAAGCCTCAAGACCTCGTTCTCGAGGCGCGCTGCACGGGTTCCGATCCGAAGATCACCCTGACCGTCAAGAACGCGCTCGCGAACTACGCCATCGGGAGCTAAGAGGGCGTCGACCCTGTAGTCCCAACCTTTCCCTCGGCCTTCGTGGTGCCTCTCCCGTGTCATCACGGGGGCCGGGGGGATTCACAGAACACGGGAGGTATCTGTCATGATCGTCAAGCGTAGCTTGAAGAACAGTATCGAAGAGGCAACCCTGATCTTCACCGACATCCCCGACATGAACGAGGGGTACAACAACCCCGATGGAACTCCACGGACTTGGACGATACGTCCGCTCACGGTGGCCCGGGAACATGCGGCCGAACGTGCGCGGCTGAAGAACACCGACTACCTACAGAAACTCATCGCGACGAACCAGTTGCGCTGGAAAGCTGTTGAAGAGGGCAAAGTCGTCACGCCAGACGAGGCCGCCGAGCGTGAGATAGAGGACATCGACCCTCTTGCCACTGCCGAGCAGTGGGCGCCAATCGTGTCCGCGATGGTGTGCGAACCTGAACTTGATGCAGATGACCTCATCGAGAACTTCTACGGGGTCACCCTTCGGCAGGTAGGAGAAGAAGCGGAAGCTTTTTTCCGCGAGGGACCGGCGAAGGCGAAGGCGAACCGGGAAGCGCGCAGAGCGGCCCGGTAGAAGAACGCGACCCTCCTACCGAGGAGGAGATCGAGCGCAGCCTGTGCCGCATCGCGCGCGGCTACGCCATGCCCCTCGGGCGCGTCCTGCGTTCTGAGTCGGCCGGCGACATACAGACGATGAGCAGACATCTGCCGCGGCTCCAGATCGAAGAGGCCGAGATGCTGGCCGACATGATCGCGCAACGCATCACCCGGTCTGCCATCGAGATCCTCAAGGTCGTGGGCATCCTGCAAGACCGGCCAGAACCAGCAGAGGACTCAGAAGACCTCACACCGGAAGAGGTAGCGATCCTCCGCATGGCCGAGGAACAGCTTCATAGCGACCCGTTCAGGAGGTGAACCCTTGCCCACCCAAGGTGGCCGCCTAGAGTACGTCATCAGCGTCATGGATCAGCAGGCCTATGCCGCGTTGCAGAAGTTCGACCAGACTATGGCCGCACACGGTCAGAACCAGCAGAAGGCCTGGGGCAACGTCGGAAACTCGTCCACTCAGGCGGGCAACCAGATCTCCAACAGCATGAAGACGGCCGGGACCGCGGTGGAGAAGCACGGCCGGGACATGCACACCACCCTCGGCATGCTCGAGTGGCGTCTCAAGTACCTCGCCATGTCCACCACCATCTACGCCGGTATGGCCGGGATCGGTGCGCTGACCGCGGCATTCACGGCCGCGACCGTATCCGGTATCCAGTTCGACGCCATGATGGAGCAGTCCACTATCGCCATGACCTCCATGCTGGGGTCCGTCTCTGCCGCCTCGGACATGCTCAGTGGCCTCTACGCGATGGCCGCGAAGTCCCCCTTCAAGTTCCCCGAGTTCGTGACCGGCGCACAGCGGCTCATCGCCTACGGTGTCGCGGCCAAGGACGTGGAGAAGACGCTCAAGGCCATCGGTGACGCCACGGCCGCCGTTGGCGGCTCCAGTGAGGTCTTCAACCGTATGTCGTTCTCTATCGGGCAGATGGTGTCCATGGGCAAGATCACCGCCCGTGAGATGCGTGAGATCGCCATGGCCGGTGTCCCTGCCTGGGACGTGCTCTCCAAAGCCATGGGCAAGAGCGTGGCCGAGCTTCAGAAGATCTCGGAGACTAGTGGCATCGCGGCCGACGTGGGCATCCCCGCCCTCATCGCGGGTATCGAGGCGCGCTTCGGCGGCATGATGGAGAAGATGTCCGACACATGGTCGGGCCTCACCACCACCACCGCTGACCAGTTGAAACAGATGGCCGGCATCGCCGAGGCCGGGATCTTCGACACGCTCAAGGACAAGCTCAAGGGGATCCGCGATTGGCTGTCGGCCTTCAACGCCGAGGCCAAGAGCATCGGCTTCATGAACGCCCTCAAGAACGAGGCGCCCGGGGTCTACGATGCCCTCCGCACCATCCAGTCGTCCCTGGACGCTCTGGGCGACGTGGCAGAGGCTGTGGGCAAGGGCTTCAGCCTCGCCATGACTGGGGGCATCCTGCCGTTCTTCGCCAAGCTTGGTCTGGGGGTCTTGATCATCTCCAAGGTCGCGTCAGGACTCGTGGCGCTCAAGAACGGCATCGTCGGCCTCACCGTCGTCAAGACCATCACCCAGGCGTGGGCGGCGTACACCGGGGCCGCTCTGGTGGCGACCGAGACTACCGGGGCGCTCGGGGCCGCGATGAGCCTGACGACGGCGAGCATGAACAGTGTGGCGATCACCACGGGTGGCGTCACCCGAGCCATAGCTTTGACGTACCCGGCTATGGGGGCTATGGGTGGCCGTGCGGCGGCTATGGGGGCCGCGATGGCTGGGGCAGGCACCAATGCGGCAGGCCTCGGAGCGGGT